AGTTAATTGAAGATATTTATGATGGCGTTGTTGACGCTAAAAATCTTCCTGTTGACTTATACAAAGCTATTGCAGATTATTTAAAAAAGGCTTTATACAAAGGGTTTGGAACTTCATATAATGATGCTTTAGAAAATTTAGATGGAACATCTTTAGAACTTTTAAGTGAATTAAGGACAAACATTTATATGTTTTCAGCTGCAAAAACATATCAGCAAGTTAAAGAAATGGTTGATTTAATGATAAAAGATGACAAGTTGAAAACTTTTGTGGAATTTAAAAATGATGCTAAAGAAGTTTACGATATTTATAACGAAGACTATTTGCAAAGCGAATACAATACAGCTTTAGCTTCCGCGCAAGAGGCTGAAAATTGGGATAGAATTGAAAGAGAAAAAGAAGTATTGCCTTATTTGCGTTACAGTGCTGTTATGGATGCTAATACCTCGGAAATATGTGCGCCTTTAAATAACTTAGTGGCCCCGGTAAGCGATCCTATTTGGAACACAATAGCGCCTCCAAACCATTTTAACTGCCGTTGTTTGTTAGAAACATTAGACAAAGAAGAGGGTTCCGGTTTAGAAACACCCAGAGGTGAAAGAAACAGTGTTGTAAAAAGTGTTGAAAGTGAGATGCAGGACGTTTTTAAAATGAATCCCGGAAAGGATGGATATATTTTTAAGCCAGATCATCCTTATTTCATTGTTCCTAAAGAAGATAGAGAATTTGCGCAAAATAATTTTAATTTACCTATACCAAAAAAAGATTAACCATGAACAAACCTATTGATTGGAGTTCCTATGAGAGAACTGGTAATAATGCGATTGACCTTGTAGCGCAATGTGTTGGGTGGCATAGGTGGGCAAAAAAACCATTGAAAACAATTTATTTATCTTATCGCTATTACGAATTATTTAAAGCAGGAATGGCTGTTTTAATGGCAAAACAAGGTAAAATATTAGAAAATTTCACTGAATTTTCTTTTGATGGCGTAAAAATTTTAAAAGGCAGTGATTACCAATTTGATGCTATAAAATGTGAATATTATGTCAATCAAAAATCCATTTCGGCTTCAAAAAATTAGTGAAGGGTTAAAGGATATACCCATCCTTCTTGCTAATGAAAGTAGAAAGTATTTTATTGAAGCTTTTAAAAACCAAGCATGGGATGGTAAACCATGGAAAGAAGTAAAAAGAAGGCAACCGGGCACACCGGAATATAAGTACCCTAAAAATAAAGGGTTAGGCAGAAGGACATCGGCTATATTGGTAAGAACTGGTACTTTGCGAAGAGCAGTTAATAATTCTATCACAGAAGCTTCCATGACGGGATTTAAAATAAAAGTTACTGTTCCCGGAGAATATGCCAGTTACCTCAATGACGGAACGAATAAAATGCCTGCAAGAACATTTGTAGGGCATACAAAAGAGTTAGAACAAAGACAAAGAAAAATATTTGACAGAGAATTTGAAAAAATATGGCAGGGATAAAGCAACCGATACAAGATTTATTAACATTGTTATCTACAATTAATGTAGTTAATCAAGATGGCAATGTTACAACTTTGTATGCACGTATTTGGAATAATCAATTAAAAGATGAGGAGCAAGGCAAGCTTTATGCTTACGCTAAACCTGCTGCTTTTGTTGAGGTTATTAACAATGCGCAATTTGAGGAAATTGGTGTTGGCTTTCAAAGTTGTGATATAGGTTTTAGAGTGCATTTAATCCATGAGTATTACAACGGAGAAGTAACTTTTGAGCAAGATTTAACTATATTTGATTTAAGAGATACTATTGTTGCAACTTTAAGTCATGTTCAATTAACGGCTTGCGGACCATTAGTAAGAACTGCAGAAACGCAAGACTATACCCATGATAATTTGTACCATTACATAATAGATTTTATTTGTAATTTCACAGATAGCAAAGGGAGTTATTATGATGCACAGGCAGGGAAATACATTTATTATGGTCCTCCTACGGGATTAGATATAATAGCAACAAAAGGGCAGCAATCGGATTTAACCAATATAATTTCAACACAACCTTATAACATTAGATAATGGCAAGACCAGTTTCGCAAATAAAGCAACAAATAATGGATAGTATCGCTTCTGATAGTGTCCTTGGTACGTTATTAACATCAACAAGTAAGCGTTCTATTTTTGGACTTTTTGCTTTTATCATAGCATCTGCAATTAATCTGTTGGAGCAATTGAATGATATAGTCGTATCAAATGTTGAAACCATCGCAGCAAGTGCTTCACCTGCGACACCTTCATGGTTGCAAAATCAAATTTTAAATTTTCAATATTCTGATACAAATCCGCAGACAGTACAGTTTTTAAATTTTGTTCCACAATATCCTGTTGTTGATCCTACATTAAGAATAATTACTCGATGCAGCGTTAATACTTCTGCTGCTAATCAAGTTCAAATAAAAGTAGCTACCGGCAATCCTCCATCTGCATTAACATCCGCACAACTATCCGCACTTCAAGGTTTTATTAATCCCCCCTATGGTATTGGAATTGCCGGTATTACTTATATTGTTACAAGTTCAAATGCTGATAAGCTATACATAAATGGTAATATCTATTACAATGGTCAATATTCAACTGTAATATCAACAAATGTTCAAGCCGCTATAAATAATTATTTATCAACTTTGCCATTTAATGGCCAATTAAAAATTAGCGACTTAGAAATTGCAATAAAATCGGTTCAAGGTGTTACGGATGTGTTGTTAATTAATGTTGCTGCACGTGCTGATAGTACACCTTTTGGTTCTGGTGTTTATTTAGTGCAAAATCAGCAAGTAATAAGTAGGCTTTGGAATACTGTTTCAGGTTACATTGTACCCGAAACAACAGCAGGGCAAACTTTAGATTTATCATTAAATTATTATGTAAGTTAATGGCAAGTATTTTTGATATTACGTTTAGTAAATTTATTAATAGAAATTTACCTCCTGATAAGCGATTTAAAAACATTATTGCTTATTTGAATTGCTTATTTTCTCCCTTACAATGGTTTCAAGCGCTTTATTTAAACAATTATTTGTACGGTTCCACCGCGCCTCCTTATGCGATTGGGGTATATCAAAAGTACGATAGGGTTATATACAACAAAATTGTTTACGAAAGCCTTATAAATAATAATACTGATTTGCCAATTGTAGCAACAAGTTGGATGGTTGTTCAGCCCAATTTCATTGGCATATTTGAACGACTTAATTACAATGGCATTATTCTTACGCTAACTTATGCGCTTAATAAAAAGTTTGGTACTATTTTCAGGCAACCAAATTCTTTATCTGATATTTATATTGAAAATACACCGGTACCACCACCAATTTTTAGATTTGGAACGGTTGAGAAAATAAGTTCAAATGTAAGTACCATTACTTCAAGTGAATACATAGTTAATTCTTATAGCTTTATAACTCAATCTAATTTTGCAATATATTGTCCTGTTTCGGTTTATAATGCCCTTGATGTTACCGGCGTAAACAATGATAAAATTTTTAGAACTTTTTGTGATAAATACATTCCTGCAGGAATATTATATAAAATAATAACTTATTAACAATGAGAAAAATAGATACAAGTTATGTTACAGATACGGTTGCAATGCCTGTTAAATCGGGAAGTATTGACCATTTGCAACTATCTTATCAAGAGGCTTTACAGTCGCTTGCAAATGTTTTAGTAGGTCCGGGAATAGTAAATAGCAATGTTTATATTTTATTTGGTTGTGTAAATAGTGGCAGCGGTTCTAATTATGTTATTAGTGCCGGTGCGGTGTACTACTATGGCGAGGTTTTTTTAGTTGATGCTACAACGTTTACTGCAGCAAGTGGTCAAACTGCAGTTGCAAATGTGGTTATTACTTACAATAATACAAATGCCGATCCGGTTACATTCACCGATGGTAACAATCACAATGTGCATCAAATAAGAAAAATGGTAATTTCATCGGGAGTAAGCGGAAGCACTATTGCTGATTTTTCAAATTTTTTACAAACAAGAATTGATTTAGCACAAGTTGTTGTGCCTTCTATGCCATCAAATTATACTGTCACTTTTGACCAAGATAGAAGTATTTATGTTGCTTCTGCGCCAAATTCATTTACAATTAATTTAGATTTTACAAATGCTAATCCTGGCGCTGTTGTAAGAATGAAATGGACATTTGGGGCAGGTTTAACAGTCGCTATTAACGGGCCTGTTGGAACAACAATTATAAATGACAGTGGCAATTTGGCAAGTGCAGCGAGCAATAGAAATATTCTTTATTTATTGTATTGCGGTAAAAATGAAAATGGTAAAGATGAAGTTTCGTACACTATTAAACAAGCATAATGATTAGAAGATATGTATTTAGTCAAGGGGCGGGCGCGCCGGCATCAGTACCTAATCCAGTATTAAAGATTGGGGTAAGCGTTGCGCCATCATTTGTTCAATTTTACGCGTTCTTAACGTCCCCTGTTGATGCCGATATAAATATATCACAAGCGTTTGCTGATAACTTTATTAGTTGTGGAGGTCTCTCACAAGGTAGTATTCAACGAAATACAAATTACAATATTCTAACCGGAAATACTACAGGCACAACAAGCATGAATTACAATATTTTAACGGGAGTATTTAATACTACTCATGTTAGAGTGTACAATGTCATTGTAAATGGTATTGCAATAAATAATCTTGGCAGTCCGCAAAATATAACGGTGGGTACAAAAACTGTAACAGTAATACTTCAACAATGCTCGTAAATATGGCAGAGAACAAAAAAAAATATAAAAATTCTTCAAACGAGAGGAAAATACAAGCCTACCCTTCGCCAAAGTATTTTAAACTATTAAGTGAATATTCTAAACAAAACAATTTGAGCGCAAGTGCTATCGCTTGTAAAGCCATAAAACAGTTTTTTGATAAGTTGCAAAAATGATACTATCGAATTAAATATTTTAATTCAATAGTATTTTTACTTCGATGAATTTTATTTACGCGCATAACGTTGATACAGATACACCAATAATGCTAATTAATAAGCATATTGGTTATGATGAAAATGACGGTCAAGGTATTGACGGAGCACAATTTCAAAAAGAGTTAATTGCATTAGATGGGCTTGAAAAAAAATCTATTCAAATTTGGATAAACAGCGTTGGTGGCTTGGTAATGGATGGATATAATATTATCAATGCAATTCAAAAAACAAAAACACCGGTTGATACTCTTTGCGTAGGAATGGCTGCAAGTATAGCCGCAGTTATCTTTCAAGCAGGTCGCAAAAGAATAATGTCTGATTATGGAATATTGATGTACCATAACCCATACAGTGAAGGGGTTGATAAGAATAACCCTTTGATTGAAAAAATGAAAGACTCATTAACAACTATTATTTGCGAAAGAAGTGGTATGAGCCGAGATGATGTTGATAGAATGCTTGATAGGGAAACATACATAGATGCTAACGAAGCATTGCAAATGAAGTTGTGTGATAGTATTGAAAGCTCGGTCAAATTAAATACAAAGTATTATCCAAAAAACGTTACAAATAAAAATAAATTTTGGAACGAAGCTAATAAAGTAATTAACAAATATTTTAATATAAACAATATGCAAAAAGTTGCTAACAAACTTGGATTGAATGATGATGCAAGCGAAAACAGTATATTAGCTGCCATTAGCGCATTAGAGAATAAAGCTAAAGCTGCCGAAGAAGAGAAAGAAGTTTCCAACAAAAAAAACAAAGAAGAGTTGGACAAAATGAAAGAGGAAATGGATGAGATGAAAGAGAAGTACAACAAGATGAAGGAACAATACGACAAAGCTAAGGCTGAATTAGATGAGGCTGAAGATAAAGCCAAAGAAGAAAAAGCCAAGGCTTGTGTTAAAGATTATGTTTCTTCCGGCAGAATTAAAAATGAGGAAAAAATTGTTGCTCAATGGGTAGCAAAATTGAAAGAAGATTTTGAAGGAACTAAGTCATTACTTGATAGTATTTCGGTAAATAAAAAATCTGTTACCATTCCTGTTGCCAATTCAAATTTAGATTTAAATAAGCAGAGAAATGTTATTGCTACTGCAATGGCAGAAATTTCTGCAAAACTTGAAAGAAAATAATTTAAAAATTTTTAAAATAGAAAAAAATGGCAGAAGCCTTAATAATTCAGGACACCACGTATGCCGGTGAATCAGCAAGTTACTTTTTAACACGCCCAGTAATTGAAATGGACACCGTTCAAAAAGGATGTATTCACGTTCATGATGGGATTAAAAAACAATACACTATCCCTCGTATTGATGTAACTAATTTCATTCAAAAAAGACAAGCAACACCGGTAAGTCAAGGAACTGTTACTGTTGATGGGCAAGTAATTGTTCCCAAAGATTTAATGTTGTACATTGAATTTAACCCTCGTGATTATGAGCAACATTGGTTTGCCGTACAATTAAATCCAAAATTGTTAGATCGTGAGTTGCCTCCTACAGCAGAAGAATTTACAATGCTTCAAACAATGAAGCGTTTGAATGAATTTTTTGAAAAAGCTATTTGGAGAAGCCGTTTAGTATTCGATCCTTCTAATCCCAATTATGTAGCTCCTACTTCAAAAGGACAGCCTTCAACTGATCAACCTTACTTTTATTTCGATGGCTTAATGACTAAGCTTTTGAATAACGCAAGTACAATTCAAGTGTCAAGCCCCGCAACATTAGTAGCAGGTACTGCTTCAGGTGGTCAGGAAAATATAAGTGCTGCGTTAAACAGAGTATATAGTTCAGTTCCACAAGCTTTATTGTTTAAATACGGCCCTAAAGGATTAAAATTCCATGTTAGTTACTTAACCCAACAAATTTACGAACAGGATTTGTTACTGGGAACTTTCAAAAACCAAGATACTACCGAAAAGGGTATCAATAGATATAAAGGTTATGATGTTGTTCCTTTGGCCGGTATGCCTGATAATACAATTATCGCTTGTATTTCATCTCCTGATTTAGACTCTAACTTATGGTTAGGTGTAAACAGCACCGAAGATGAAAATGGCTTAATGCTTGCAAAAGTTCAAAACAATTCAGAACTTTACTTCATCAAGGGGTTATTCAAAATGGACACTCAAATTGGCTTCCCTGATTTCGTTGTTTTATACACAACTTTAACCGCATAAAAATATTTTAAAATGCCAGCAATTTCAAGAATTATACCCGGAGCAAATCAAGACGTTACGAGCCGAATGCTTACAAATGATTATCAAAGTCCGGCTTATGCAGGAACAATTAGCCCTAATATTACAATGGCTAAAACAGTTATTGGACCAATTGCTTTAACCGGAGCATTAACATTAAACCCTTCAGTTGCTAACTCATACATTGGTGATACTTTGAAGGTGCTTTTTACCAATGGAACAGGTGGTGCATTAGTCGTTACATTAGGTGCAAATTGCAGTGTTACAGGTACATTATCTGTTGCAGCAGGGAAGAAAGGTACTATATCATTCATGTTTGATGGTTCCACTTGGGTTGAAACAGGGAGAGCCGCAACTGTATAAAAATTAATTTATGGCTAAAAAAGTAAAAATTAATAATGAAAGTAAGCCTTCTGACATTCAAGTTGCTGACCATCTTAAGGCTTTATTTGAGCAATACCCACACATACACACTATTTGGGTAAATGGTAATGAATGGTATTTTTTTGAGAAGCCCGGATTTGAGCCAGTAGAAAGAAATTTTCAAGAAACAGAAGTTGACGATACCACAATCGTTGATGAATAAAAAAATAAAAAATGGCATTAAATAATGTTAGTTTTACATTAGGTCAAGGAGGTTCTGGAAGGCAATTACCGGGTACCGATTACATCAGTGGCCTTTTGTTTTATTCAAATACATTACCATCAGGTTTTAGCAGCTCAAACAGAGTTAAACAATTTTTTTCCCCTGCCGATGCTTTAGCCGCCGGAATTAAAAATGATTACAGCGATGAAACTAAGGCAACTGCAACATTCACTGTAACATCAATTGGCTCTACAAATGATAGTGTTACACTAACAGTAACAGAGCCTGCGGGGAAAATAGTAAAATTAGGTTCCTATGTTAAACCTTCAACTGATACTACTACAGCATTAGTAGCCACAGGAATTGCCAATGCTATAAACGCAGGTAGTTATATTCATGGTTATGTAGCTACCTCAGCATTGGCGGTAGTTACTATTACAGCAAGACCTGGTTTAGGTGTCTTTTTAAATACAGGTACTCCTTTAGCGGCAACATACAGCCAAGGGGCAACATTAGCAGGTACGCTTTCACAGTTTACAGGAGGTGTTGCAAGCTTTCAAGCTGTAATGTATTATCACATTTCTGAATTTTTTAGAATTAGTGGCAATACCTCTTTGTTTGTAGGCATTTATCCAGTACCTGGAAGTTATACTTTTAGCGAAATAACTACTATGCAAAATTTTGCCAACGGGCAAATTAAGCAAATAGGGGTTTACAAAGATTTAAGTGCAGCATTTTCTTCAGGGGATATCACCTTAATACACAATGTTTGTGCGCAAAATGTAAGCAACCATAAAGAGTTAATTGCTATTTATGCAGCAGATATAAGCGCTATTAGTGACATTAGCACACTTCCTGATTTATCGCAATTAACAGCAAATTATTGTTCAGCTATTATTGCACAAGATGGTGGCGCACAAGGAGCAAATCTTTTTTATGCAACCGGAAAATCAATAACAACTTTAGGAGCTACACTTGGTGCTGTTGCTAAAGCTTCAGTGGCTCAATCAATTGCTTGGGTTGCTAACTTTAATATTTCAGATGGTACCGAATGCAGTGTTATTGCTTTTGCTAATGGTGTATTATTTTCAAATGCATCTGTAACAGATAGTTTATTAACACAGTTGCAAAATTATAGGTATATTTTCTTGCGAAAATTTGTAGGCGTTGCCGGTAGCTACTTTAACGAGTCATCTACAAGTATTACACTTGCAAGTGATTACGCTTATATTCCTGATAATAGGACAATGCAAAAAGCAACGAGAGGAATTTACGCAAGCGTTATTCCCGCTTTAAACAGCCCTATTACATTAAATGCTGATGGCACTTTGTCAAATGAGGCAATCGCTTATTTTACTGGATTGGCCGAAGCGCCATTAATTCAAATGGTAAGAAATGGCGAACTAAGTGGCTTTAATGTAAGCATTTCGCCAAGCCAAAACATTTTGCAGACAGGAATATTAACGATAAATGTATCACTCGTTCAAATTGCAACAGGTAGAAACATTAATATTAACATTGGATACAAAGTATCAGTATAAAATATAATTATGGCAAGTCCTTTAATCAATGGCATTAATTATTCATGGGCGAATATTAAATTTAATCTTTTTGGAGTGCCTGTAATTGGCATTACCGAGATTGAATATTCACGGAAGATGAAAAAAGAAAATAACTATGGTTTAGGGCAAGATCCTATCAGCCGTGGTTATGGTAATATTGAAAATGAAGCAAGTATATCATTATATTGGGATGAATGGAGAAAAATAATTTCTGCAGCACAAAATAACGATCCTTTATTTATACGACCATTCGATATTCAAGTATTATTTGGTTCATCTTCTTTAAATTTTAAGCAAGACACTTTACGTGCATGCGAATTTATGGATGATCCTTTTACGGCAAAGCAAGGCGATACTAAATTAATCATTAAAATTCCTATTATTGTAGGATTGATTGAACATACAATTGCATAATTTAAAATTTAACCATGACAAAAGAAGAAGCAATTTTAAAAGCTGATGAGCTTACGAAAACACTTAATGTAAAAGTTCATCCTATTGTTTTTCAAGACAATGAAAATAGTGAGCCAATAATTGGTTTTATTAAAGAGCCTTCAAGAATGGTAAAGCTTGCAGTTTTGGATAAATCTGTAATGGGTGGCTTTTCTGCAGCAGCAGAAGTATTAGATAGTATTCTTATAAAAGAAGAAAGCGATCCGAGAATTTACAGTGAAAATCCGGAACATGACAGTATTTATCTTGGCGCTGTATCGGCATGTTATGAGTTAATAACATTAAATCGTAATTTGCTTAAAAAAAAATAGACGAGTACAGAATTGATGAAAACAGCAGCGATGAGACACGAATGGGTGCTCTTATTCGCTGCGTTTTGCATTTAGAACCTAATGAAATGACAGATGAGGAATTTGCTCGTGCCTGGGGACAAGTTAAATTTTTTACCGAACTTGCATATCAAATAAAATATCAATAATATGCCTGCAGTTGAATATGTGTTAAACCTTAAAGATTACCTTTCTGATAAGATAAAATCTGCATCAAATGAAACAGAAAGATTAACAGAAAAAATGGGTAGTTTAACTGAACGCGTAAAACATATTGGAGAGGCTTTCGGAGTTTCTTTCGCTATTTTTAAAGGCATTGAGTTTATTCATGCAAGTATGGAAGCATACGAACAAGTAGAATTTGCTCAATCGCAATTGGAAGCAGGTTTAGAAAGTACGAAGTATGCTGCAGGACTAACTTTTGATGAGTTAAAACAAGGGGCCATTGATGCCGCACATCAGTTTAAATTCACCGAAGGTTCAATAATGGAGATGCAATCCATTTTATTAACCTTCCCAGCCGTAACTAAACAAACTTTTGGTGAAGCTTCAAGTGTGATATTAGATATGTCTACCCGTTTAGGTACGGATTTAAAATCAACCGCCATTCAAGTCGGTAAAGCTTTGCAGGACCCGGAAAAGGGAATTATGGCATTACGTAGAGTGGGGGTAAACTTTAATGAAGCCCAAACAGAGATGATTAAAAAAATGGTAGAAGGTGGAAAAGCGGCCCAAGCACAAATGTACATTATGAATGAATTGAAAAACGAATTTGGAGGAAGTGCCGCTGCCGCTGCAAATGCAGATGTAATGTTTAGGTTTAATAAATCAATGGAGGAAATGAAAGTTACCATTGGGGAAGTTGCTGATAAACTCATGGAAAAGGTTGCTCCTGCATTAGAGTGGTTTATGGACACCATAAAGGGCATATATCATTGGGTTGTTGATAATGCTAAAGCTATAAAAGAATTTGCAATAGTAGTAGGGGCATTGGTGGCTCCTTTTGTTGCTATTACTGCTGCAAGTTATGCATGGGCTGTAGCGTCAGGCGTTTTATCTACTGTACTTGGTGCCGTTGCAGCTGTGATGGATATTATTGTTGCCAACCCAATAGTAGCAGCTATTGGTGCTATTGCCGCTATTGTAACGTGGGCTTATTTAAAATTTGCAGCGTTTAGAGGCGTTATTTGGGCGGTATGGTCAGTGATAAAAGAAACTGTTAGCATTGAAATTGATTTATTCAAAGCACTTTGGCACGTAATACATGGTGCTTTTACGCTTAACCCAAAAGAAATAGCAAAAGGTTTTAGTGATGGTGTTCAAACGGTGAAAGATGCCGCATTCAGGATTGGTAAGGCCGCTAAAGATGGTTACAAAGCAGGCGTTGCAGACTTTGAAGCAGGGCAAAAAGAAACCGTTGACAAACCGAAGGATTTAACAAAGCATAAGCCTTTACCTGCACAAGCGCAAGGGCCAACAAATCCGGAAACAAAAAAGGCACAAGGTAATAAGGCCGTTACTATTAATATAAAAATTGATAGTTTGGTAAAAGATTTTAAAATAAACACTACCAACATTCAAGAAGGGGCTGCAAAAGTGCAAGAGATGATTACCAATGTAATGTTAGCAGCAGTTAATAACGCTCAAATAGTCGCAGGACAATAATATGGAAGTTAATAAAATCATTCCGCCACAAACTAATCCTATTGTGATCAAGTCGCAACCGGTTAATGAATTTGTTAGAAAATACAACATTCAACATTTGCCGACAACGCAAGTAAATAATAAAAATGACTTTCAGGGAAAGGTTGAAGTGTTTACAAGAGATGCAGGCCTTTATAAAGGACCATTAGGCACTCCGGTAATGGCCGACATAACATTTGAAAGTGTTACTTATACAGATTTTATTACTGGCGTTAAAAAAACAACAAAGAAAATAACGTTAATCAATGTCTTAATAAATGTTTCTCAAGCAAAAAAAATAATTACAACAGAAATACAAGGTAGAAATGGAACTATTAAAGAGTATATTGGCCTTGATGATTATAACGTAAATATTAATGGATTTATTATTGCTAACAATGGTCAGTCTACAAAATCAGATATGATAGACCTTCAAAATATGTGTAATGCTCGAGTGCAGATACCTGTTACTTGTGATTTTTTAAATAGCTTTGGGATTTTTAACATTGTGATAAAAGACTACACTTTCAATCAAGAGGCGGGAGGTTATTCAAAGCAGCCATTTACCATTAATGCATTAAGCGATGAGGATGTAGTTTTAAAAATCATGTAATCATGTACACCGTACTTACAAGAATTACTTTTACGCAGCAGCCTTCAAAAACGTTTCCTACAAGGAACCAAACAATAATTTATAATTTTTGTCATGATTTCGGATTTAAAAGTTCATGGCGAGATTTAACTGATAATGGAGAAATAACACTTCCAAAAAATGTTTCTTTTGTTGATAAGTTTGGCCGTAAAATAGATACTTCCGGAACGAACATAAATATAGGTGGTTTTAGTTCTAATCCTCCTATATTTTTAAAGGGAGATAGTATTACTATTGAGTGGGGATATTCTTACAATCAAAATGGAAATGAAGTGAGTCCATTAACTACAATTTTCACCGGTTACATAAGCGAAGTAACTTCAAAAAAACCTTTTGTCTTAAAGATTGAGGATAATATGTATATTTTAAAGCAGTATCCGGCTAAAGGAGGTAATAATAATTTTTTTAGTGGTGCAAAATATACAGTCGAAAAAATGCTTGCAGAATTAATAAGCAATGCCGGGCTTTCATTTACAGTAAATCAAACAACATCAACATTATTGGGCGATTTTAAAGTGAGTAATCTTACTATTGCGCAAGTAATAAGTGAACTTCAAAAGCTTTATCATTTTGAAGCTTATTTTAGAGGTAATGAACTAAGATGCGGTTCACAAGTATATTTTCCCGGTGATGATGGTAATTTAACTCCCGGTTATGGTCCTAAGTATTACAAATTCATTTTTCAACAAAATATAATTAGTGATGAATTGGATTATAAAAGAAAGGACGATATAGTTTTGTCGGCGGTGTGTACTAATACAATTGAAGTTCCAAGTAATAAGCAAACAAAAGATGGCAAGACAAAGACAGTAAAGCAAAAGTTGGAAGTGTTAATTACTTTTCAAAATGGTAGTGCTGAACCCACAATATTTATTCCTACAAAAACAAATCCTATCCCGGAAAACGAAGGTGGAGAACGGCACAAATTTTATTTTTTAGGTGCAAAAACTAATCAAGATTTAATTAACTTAGGAACTGCACAATTAAAGAAATATTATTATACGGGTTTTCACGGTAAATTTACTACATTTGGAATAAATTTTATTCAGTTTGGTAACTATGTAGATATTTTAGATGCAATAATGCCCGAAAGGAATGGCCGTTACGTTGTTAAGTCGGTGGAATATAAAGGAGGAGTAGAAGGACTTAGACAAACTATTGAATTAGAATATTTGGTGGCTAATTTAGATGCTAAAGGCAATGTTATACAATGAGTGACAGAACATTAATAGAAAGCATACGGCAGATAGCAGGAACTTATAACCGCGACAATGTTCATTATATTGTCGCGGAAGTGGATAGTGTAGATATTGACAATCGTTTGTGCACCGTTACAACAATAAGCGGTGCTGAAAGTATTACTATTGAAAATGTTAAGTTAATGCCTTGTGTTGATGATGGGGTATTATTGGTGCCAACGGTAGGAAGTAATGTTTTTGTAATTACAAGTGACTACAATCAGCCTTTTGTAGCCATGGTGAGTGAGATAGATGGAGCAATAATTACATCAGGAGATGGGCAAATAATTATTCAAAATGGGTTGATAAGTATAGTTCAAAATAATCTTTCAATTGCTTTTCAGAATGGGAAAATACAATTAAATGACGGTAGTTATGGAGGACTTGTTGAAGTTATTAATCTTGTGACAAAACTTAATAACTTAGAAAATTTGGTGAATGATTTAATTTCAAAATACAATATTCATACACATATTTTAACTTTAAGTACAGGTACAGGAACCGCAGCACCAACAACAACAATAGAAACTGGAACATTAACACCAACACAAAGAAGTGATATTGAAAATACAATTATAACCCATGGCAAATAATAACGTTAATATGGATTTCGCTTTAAATGGCAATGATTTGTACATTGTTGATGGGGATATTGCTATTGCTGAAAGCGATAATCAGCATATTGCGGACACATTAAATGCTTTTCCGGGTTGGTGGAAGGAAAATCCCCAAGACGGAGTTGGGATATTTCAATATTTAAACAGTTCCGGCCAAGAACAGCTTATAAGAAAAAATATAATGATGCAATTACAATCAGATGGATATAATGTAAGTAATCCTATTGTTTCAACCGATGTAAATGGACAGTTAAATATTATTCCAAATGCAAGTATTTAGTGCAATAGCAGGGCAATCTATTTTTGATGTTTGTTTGAATACATACGGAAGTTTAGACTATTTAACAAAGCTAATTCATGACAATGGTATTGTTAATGTTGATGGGGATGTGTATAACGGGCAACAATTTATTTGGGATGATACCTTAGTGCAAAATCAACAGATTAATTTGGCTTTCCAACAATCGGGAACTTTTTATGCTACAGATATTGGCGGAAATGGTAGTGTTTATTATGTAATTAAGAACCCTTCACTTCCGGTTATACCTCCAAGTTCAGTAAATCCTCCTCCATCACCAACACAACAAACTTATCAAGTGGTTTATCAGACATATTTTACAAGCAATGCGGACGGTTTAACCTCTGCAATAATATCGGATATAAATGGAAATCCGATTGTGGGTTATGATATTGTAAGCGTTACTGATGAGATAAAAACGTTAAAGTATAACCCATCAAATCCCTCTGAAAATCAGTATTCATGGAATAAGTCTACGGCAACATTAACACTTTTGAATGGAGTTACTGTTGATAATGGAATGACTTTATTTATTTTGTATTCAAAAATTGTATCAGTATAATGAAAAAAAGTATTTTAATTTTTTTGCTAAGTGTGGTTAGTTTTTCTTTGTACTCTCAATCATGGACACCCATTAATGGCCGTCAACGTTTTGTTTCCGGATTAGGAATACCAGTAAGAGATACTATTACAAATACTTTTGCAGACAGTGCACAGATATTATTCAGACCTTATGACAGCACTTTGTATTACCGCTTTAAAGGCTATTGGAGAATGGTTGGTGTTGGCACATCTGATACAATATATACAGGTACTAATCCCGTTCTTACGCAATCACAGGGGAATAAGTTATTTCAGCAACCATTCAAAAGTGTAACAATAAAGTCAGATACTTTGGCTACTTCAAGTTTAAATACTATTTTAAAATCAACAGGTAATGTTACATCTCGAAATGTTGTAGGCGATAGTGTTATTGGCAGTTATAATAACTTAACGTTCAAGGGAGCAAGCGGAACACCATTAATGGCAAGTAGTTACATTAATGCAAATACAAGCGGTGCAGCTTATTTAGGTTATGGACAAACATTAAATGTTTCGGGATATACTAATGGAACATACACAAATGTACCAACTACTTCAACCAATGGAACAGGAGCTACTTTAAATATAACAATAAGTGGAACAAGTCCTCAAACATTAACGGCTGTAGTTAGTAATGGTGGCAGTGGTTATTATGATGGTGATACATTAATAATAAATAATTCAAGTATCGGAGGAACTACAGGTGCTATTGGTATAATTACAACAATATCTAATAATTATACGCCACAAATAATAAATATAAATAAAAAATCAAATTTATCTAATTTTTATAATTACAATTTTGCTTTATATAAATACGCAGGAATTAATAAGTTTAGTATATCCTATCAAAATTCAAACGGTTCATTAACACTGTACACACCATCTTATTTTAATTTGTCAAGTGGTGCAAGTATAAATTTAAATAATTTTACTAATTTATATAGCCAAATAACACAGGTTAGGGGGTATAATGAACCGTTTAGAGCATATGATTATTACGATAATGTAACAAAATTTGTTAATAATACTGCAAACGGTATAGTTGTTAATCACATCTATTATAGTGGAGGTATTTCTAAATATACAATAGT